TGCGGTCACTCGCTGAGAACCGACCCATGGGGATGACCCCGGCCGCGCGGGGGTGGAGCAGCGCGGGGGAGGGCGCTGGAAGGTGCGACGGGTTCAAAGGGTCCTCGCTGTCACGCAAGGTGACGGCGTTCGAGGCTGCGCAATGCGGCGTTGAAGGAGGTTCGTTATGTCCCGTGGTGGAGCGCGCGCGGTGTCCGGGCCTGCGCCGGACCCGAGGTCGCTGCGTAGTACGAAGGCCGCGGAGAAGGGTGGTTGGCGGACGCTGCCGGCGGAAGGGCGGGAGGGTGCGCCGCCTGAGTGGCCGCTGACGACGGCTGCTGATCGTGAGCTGGACCTGTGGGAGGACCTGTGGGCGAAGCCGCAGGCGGTGGCGTGGGAGGACATGGGCCAGGGGCTGGAGGTCGCGCTGTTCGTGCGGACGCTGGCGGAGGCGGAGCGGGCGGACGCGCGGGTCGACGTGAAGAAGATGGTCCGCAGCTACCTCGATTCGCTGGGGCTGAGCGTGGCGGGGATGAACCGGAACCGGTGGAAGATTGCCCCGGCGATCGAGGGACCGGAGCAGGCGTCCGGTCCCGAGGTGCCTCCTCCCGCTAAGCGTCCGTCGGCGCGTGACCGGCTGAAGGTCGTGCCCAGTGGCGAAGGGGCCTGAGGCGGGGGCCGAGTTCGTCGTCGACTTTCCCACCCTGTGGGTTGTTCCGGACTGGATCGAGCGCCACTGCCCGATCCCGGACGGCTTCCGGGTGGGCGAGGATCTGGTGTTGTACCCGTGGCAACTGTGGTGCACGGTCAACCACTACCGCGTGAAGCCGGCCGCCACGGTCGGGCAGTTGGCGCCGGCGTTCCACTACCGCCGCTCGCAGGTCGTTGCTCCGCAGAAGACGGGCAAGGGGCCGTGGTCGGCGACGATCGTGCTGGCCGAGGCCGCCGGGCCGGTCGTGTTCAACGGCTGGGCCAAGGGCGGGGAGCGGTACCGGTGTTCGGATCACGGCTGCGGCTGCGGCTGGTGGTACGAGTACCAGCCGGGCGAGCCGATGGGCGTGCCATGGCCGACGCCGCTGATCCAGCTCACGGCCACGTCCGAGGACCAGGTCGCGAACGTCTACCGGCCGCTCCAGAGCATGGTGAAGCGGGGCCCGCTCGCCGAGATGATGCAGGTCGGCGAGGAGTTCACCCGGATCGGGGATGACGGCCGGGTCGATGTGGTGACGTCGTCGGCTCTGTCCCGGCTCGGTAACCCGATCATCTTCGCGATGCAGGACGAGACCGGCCTGTACACCGCGGCGAACAAGCTGCGGCGCGTCGCCGAGACGCAGCGGCGCGGCGCGGCCGGCATGGGCGGCCGGTCGATGGAGACGACGAACGGCTGGGACCCGTCCGAGAACTCAGTCGCGCAGACCACCAGCGAGGCCAAGGCGAAGGACATCTTCCGGTACCACCCGCAGGCGCCGAAGTCGCTGTCGTACAAGGACAAGCGGCAGCGCCGGAAGATCCACGCCATCGTCTACGCCGGGTCCTCGCACGTGGACCTGGACGCGATCGAGGCCGAGGCTGCCGAGATCATGGAGAAGGACGAGGCCCAGGCCGAGCGCTTCTTCGGGAACCGGTGCGTGGCGGGCGCCGGCGCGTGGCTGGACGGCGGGAAGTGGGCGGCGAAGGCGAAGCCCCGGCGGGTACGGCCGATGACCCGGATCGTCCTCGGCTTCGACGGCTCCGACGTGGACGACTGGACCGCGATCCGCGCCGAGACCATGGACGGCTACCAGTTCACCCCGCTGTACGGGGACGATGACGCCCCGACCATCTGGAACCCGGCCGACTACGACGGGCAGGTCCCGCGCGCGGAAGTCCGGGCGGCGATGGACCAGCTCATGAACCGGTACGACGTGGTGCGGCTGTACGCGGATCCGCCGTACTGGGAGACCGAGGTCGACGAGTGGGTCGACAAGTACGGCGAGGAGCGGGTGGTCCGCTGGTACACGCGGCGCATCGTGCAGATGCACTCGGCCGCCGAGCGGCTGCGCACGGACGTCCTCAAGCGGAACAGCAAGGGCGCGGCGTTCACGCACGACGGGTGCGAGATCACGCAGGCGCATATCGAGAACAGCCGTGCGGCCAACCGGCCGGCCGAACGGTACGTCCTGCGCAAGGCGAGCCCGAGCCAGAAGATCGACGCCTCGGTCACCAGCATCCTCGCCCACGAGGCTCTCGGTGACGTGATCGCGGCTGGCCTGGCTGAGCGTGAAGTGTCGTACTACTACGGCAGTTGAGGGGGGCTGATGGCTACGGAGGCGCAGGCTCTCCAGTTGGTCGGGCTGCTGGAGAACGAGTTGATCCGGCGGCGCGGGCCGATCGACCGGCACAACGACTACTACCGGGGCAAGCACCCGCTGAAGTTCGCAAGCCAGGAGTTTGCGAAGTTCCACGGCGCCCGGTACCGGGACTTCTCCGACAACTGGGTCCAGGTCGTGGCCGACAGCCCGGTGGAGCGGCTGACCGTGACGGGGTTCGTCGCGGACGGGGAGACGTCGGCGGACGATGATCTGTGGAAGGTGTGGCAGGTCAACGGCCTGGATGCCGACTCGCAGTTGGGGTTCCTCGGGGCGGTCACCGGGGCGCGGTGCTTCGTCCTGGTGTGGGGCGACCCCTCCGACCCGGACATGCCGGTGGTCACCTTCGAGGACGCCTCGCAGTGCGTCATCGCGTACGAGCCGGGCTCGCGCCGGCTGCGGCGGGCCGCGCTGAAGCGGTGGCAGGACGGCAACATGGACTTCGCCACCTTGTATCTCAAGGACGAGGTGTGGAAGTTCTCCCGGCCGCTCGCGCAGCAGGACAAGTCGCCGCAGATGGCGGACGTGGACGAGGAACTGAAGCGGTGGACGCCGCGCGAGATGCGTGACGAGCCGAACCCGCAGCCCAACCCCATGGGCGTGGTGCCGATGGTGGAGCTGCCCAACAAGCCGATGCTGGTGGAGGACCCGATCAGCGACGTCGCCGGGGTGGTGGCGATGCAGGACGCCATCAATCTGGTGTGGGCGCAACTGTTCACCGCGTCCGACGCAGCGTCATTCCCCCAGCGCGTGATCATGGGTGCGGAGCGGCCGATGATCCCGAAGCTGAACTCCGCCGGGGAGATCATCGGTAAGCAGGTCGTCGACCTGGACAAGTTCCAGGTGGACCGAGTCGCGTGGATCACAGGCAAGGACGCGCGGATCGCGGAGTGGTCGGCGGCCAACCTGACCATGTACACCGGGATCATCGAGGTCGCGGTGGGGCATCTGGCCGCGCAGACGCGTACCCCGCAGCACTACTTGATCGGGAAGATGGCCAACCTGGGCGAGGGCGCGCTGCTCGCCGCCGAGACGGGTCTCGTCAAACGGTGCGACGAGAAGACGCTGTGGTACGGGCAGGGGCTGCGGGAGATGGCCCGCCTGATCGCGCTCGCCAAGGGCGAGGATGCCAAGGCGCAGGCCCTGCGGTCGGGCCGGGTTCTGTGGGCGGAGACCGAGTCCCGCTCGCACGCCCAGCTCGCTGACGCGCTGCTGAAGCTGAAGCAGTTGGGTTTCCCGTTCGAGTGGCTGGCCCTGCGGTATGGGCTCACCCCGACCGAGGTCGCGGCCGTACTGACGATGCGGGAGCGCGAGCTGGAGGCGGATCCGGTGACCGAGCTGACCCGGAACCTGACCGGCGGCGGGGCCCCGGCACCCGCCACCGGCGGCGAGGGGCCGGTCGAGGACGCGGACGAGGAGCCGGAGCCGGAGGCGTGAGCCCGTCCCCGCAGGCGGTCGCGCACATGGAGGCGCGGCGCCGCCTGGCCGAGGCGACCGCGCGGGCATCGCGGGGCCTGTGGCGGCAGGTCGACCGGGACAACATCTACCCCTCGTGGGTGTCGCTGCTGGCCCGGCTGGTGGCGGTGGTGTCGGGCGGTCAGCTCGCCGCGGCGCAGGCCACGGAGCCGTGGCTGATGGCGCTGCTGGGCAGTGATCCGGAGCAGGCGGAGTCCGATCAGCTCAACCCGGGGGCGCTGGTCGGTGTGGACGGGGGAGGGCGCCCGCTGGCCGGTGTGCTGATGGCCCCGATGTGGACGGCGCTCCGGCTCGTCACCCAGGGCCGGCCGGTGGTCCAGTCGATGGCCGCCGGGCAGGTCCTCCTCGACGCGATGGTCCGTACCGCGGTCGCGGACGCGGGCCGGGGTGCCGATGCGGTCGGGATGATCAGCCGGCCGGCCGTGACGTCGTACGTGCGGGTCGTCGAAGGCGGCGCGTGCTCGCGGTGCCTGCTCCTGGCCGGGCGGGAGTACGGGGTGAGCAAGGCGTTCGCCCGGCACCCGAAGTGCAACTGCACCATGGAGCCGGTCACCAGGGAGCACCGGCCCACGCCGACCAGCCCCGAGACCGTCTTCAAGTCGATGTCCGCCGCCGAGAAGAAGCGCACCTTCGGCGAGGCCGGGACGCGGGCGATCGAGGCCGGCGCGGACATCGCCCAGGTCGTCAACGCCCGCCGCGGCATGGCCACCGCGACCGTGTTCGGCCGCACCGTTCGGGCGACGGCCGAGGGCACGAGGCGCGGCGAGTTCCGCCGCCAGGAGTTCCGCCGCCTCCAGGACGAGGGAGCGATCCCCCGGTCCCGGTCGATCCGGGGCTTCAGCCCCACGGCGGCGCGGCTCATGCCCGAGGAGATCTTCCGCCTGGCCGACGACCGCGCGCACGCGGTGCGGCTGCTGCGGCAGCACAGCTACATCGCCTGACCCTGCGGCCGGCGCGCGCTGCGCCGCCGCCCAACCCCGCAACGGGAGCACCCACATGAACCGCAGCACCCTGCCCCGCCACGCCCGCACGCACGCCCCCGGGTGGGCTCACCCCTACCCGTGCGACCCGTTCTCGCCCGTCCTGTACGCCGACGGCGGCAACCAGGATGACGAGGACGAGGGCGACGGCGAGGACGACGACACCGGGGACGACGACGGCCAGGGCGACGAGGACGGCGACGGGGGCAAGGGCGGTCAGGATGAGGACGCGGATCCGGACGGTGCCGACCAGCTCGGCGAGAAGGGCAAGCGCGCGCTGGCGTCCATGAAGGGCAAGTGGAAGTCGGAGCGGGACAAGCGCCGGGAGCTGGAGCAGCAGCTCGCGGCCAAGGACGGCGCCGACGACGCCGAGGCCGCCCGCCGCAAGGCCGAGGCCGACGCCACGGCCAAGGCCAACGGACGCATCCTCAAGGCGGAGATCCGGGCCGCCGCGAAGGGCCGCCTGGCTGATCCGAAGGACGCGCTGACCTTCCTCGACCTCGAACAGTTCGAGGTCGGCGAGGACGGCGAGATCGACCCCGAGGAGATCGAGGAAGCGATCACCGATCTCCTCAAGGACAAGCCCTACCTGGCAGCCGCAACGGCCAAGAGGTTCCAGGGCACCGGCGACGGCGGAGCGGCGCGCAAGGCGTCCCGCCCGAAGCAGCTCACCAAGCAGGACCTCAAGTCCATGACGCCCGAGGAGATCGACAAGGCCCGCATCGACGGGCGGCTCGATGACCTCATGGGCGGCAAGTAAGCCAGGAGGCAACCCCCTATGACCGTGCGGAACTTCGTTCCCGAAATCTGGGCGTCGCGGCTGCTCGTCGCGACCCGCAAAGAACTCATCTACGGCTCGCCCACGGTCGTCAACCGCGACTACGAGGGAGAGATCGCGGCGGCCGGCGCCACCGTGCGTATCACCTCCGTGTCGCGGCCGGCCATCGGCACCTACACGCCGGGGTCGACCGTCATCACGCCGGAGAGTCTGACCACCGGCCAGCGCACGCTGACCGTGGACCAGTCGAAGTTCTGGGCCTTCTCGATCGACGACGTGGACGCCCGTCAGGCCAAGTCCAACCTGATCCCGCAGGCGATGAGCGAGGCCGCCTACGCACTGGCGGACACCATCGATCAGTACGTGGCCGGGCTCTACACCCAGATCGCCGCGGGGAACTTCCTCAACCTGGTCGGCTCCCCGATCGACACCTACAGCACGCCGACCGACGCGTACGGCAAGGTGCTGGTGCCGCTGCGCACCAAGCTGACCAAGGCGAACGTGCCCAAGACCGGCCGGTACGTGATCGTGCCGCCCGAGTTCTACGCCTCGCTGCTGCTCGATGACCGGTTCATCGCTGCCGACAAGGCGGCCACGGACCAGGGTCTGCGTAACGGGTTCGTCGGGCGGGCCGCGAACTTCGACATCTACGAGTCGAACAACTGCCCCGTCCCCACCGGCGACACCGCCGTGGTCCAGGCCGGGGTGAAGGAGGCGGTCACCTTCGCCGAGCAGATCAACAAGACCGAGGCGTACCGGCCCGAGAACTCCTTCGAGGACGCGGTCAAGGGCCTGGCCCTGTACGGCGCGAAGGTGATCCGCCCGGACCACCTGGCCGCCGCGTTCATCAACCCCGCCTGATCGGAGCATGACTTATGGCGACAACCCAGCTCACGTACTCCAACCTGGTCCCCAACGGGAACCTGCTCCAGCCGGCGGGGACCACGCTGGTGGCCGCGCCGACCAACAACATGCAGCTCGCCAACGCCTTCGCTGAGCTGACCGTGCTGCGCGTCACCAACTCCGACGACGACACCGCGCTGACCGTCACCGTGAAGGCAGGCGACAACCCGCCCGCGCTCGCGGCCGGGCAGGGCGACCTCTCGGTGCCGGTGGCGTTCGGCACGACGCAGTTCCTCGGCCCGTTCGAGTCCGGCCGGTTCATCCAGTCCGACGGCTCGATGCTGATCGAGTCGACCACCACCACGGGCACGATCACGGCCCTGAAGATCCCGAGGAACACCTGATGGCCGAGACGATCTACGTCCGAGGCGAGGGCGGGATGGTCTTCGCGATGGACCTGCCCCTGCCCGAGAGCATCGCCGAACGTCTGGAACGCGGCCAGTTGGTACGCGTCAACGCGGACGGCTCCCCCTACTACGGGGCCCCCGCCCCCGCTCAGGGCAGCGCGCTCACCGAGGGCATCGTCCCGCGCCCGGGCGCGCGGGCCGGCAAGGACGACTGGGTCCTGTGGGCCATGGCCGTGCACGCCCTGCCCGAGGACACCGCCCAGGGCCTGACCAAGGCCCAACTTCAGGAGCTGCCCGAACAGCCCGGACAGTCCCCATCGGTCGCGGCCGGACGCCCCGCCGAGGACGCGACGAAGGCCGAGTGGATCGCCCACCTCGTCAGCCAGGGGCGGGTGTCTGCCGAGGACGCGGCGAACTACACCAAGGCTGACCTGATCGACATGGTCAGCTAAGGGGGGCACTGTGACACTGGCCCCTCTGGCGACACCGGCCGACCTGGTGAAGCGCGGTCTGGTCATCGGCGACGACGAGGCGGACCTCGTCGACACGTACCTGGCCGTCGCCTCGGCGGCGGTACGGGAGGCGGCCGGCGTCCCGATCTCACGGACCACATCGACCGTCACCCTGGAAGGCGAGCCGGGGCAATGGCTCACGCTGCCCGGGCCGCCGATCGTCACCGTGACCGAGGTTCTCCTCGATGGGGTGCCGGTCACGGACTGGCGGCTGAGCACGGAGCGGCTGTGGCGGGCGGCCGGGTGGGCGCCCGGCTGTGAGCCGTCGGAGGCCGAGGTCACCCAGACGCACGGGCTGGCGCAGGTGCCCGAGGACATCGTGGACCTGGTGTGCCGGATGGTCGCCGCCGCGGTGAAGGCCTTCCGGGAAGCGAAGGCCGAGGGCCTGGCCCCGGCCGCGGACCGGGTCCTGACCTCGGAGCGGCTCGGCGACTGGGCCGCCACCTACGCCAACGACGGCCGGATCACGGAGATGGACCTCCCCGAGTACTGGCGTGAGCGCCTCGCGGCCCGGTTCGGCGGCGGGGCCAGCCTGCTGAGGTCGCGGTGAGCGGCATCGGCCGGCTGCTGAACCGGCTCCTGGAAGTCCACCGCACCGTCGCCTGGCCCGACGGCACCGGCGGCCAGCAGACCGCTCTCGTCCTCGTCGGCACCGTGCGGGCGAAGGTCGACCAGCCGTCCCCGACCGAGCGCCTGGTGGCCGCGCAGGCAGGCTCGAAGCATTCGCACGACGTGTTCCTGCTCCCGGGGGCCGATGTCCAGCGGGGCGACCACCTGCACGGCACCGACGGCCTCGGCCAGCCACAGCGGCTCCGGGTCCTGTCCGTGGTGCAGCCCTCCCGCCCCCTCTACTCCAAAGCCCTTGCCGAACTCATCCAGGAGGAGGGTTCCTGAATGGCCACCCTGCAACCCGTCCCCGTGCCCATCGGGGGCCTGGCGCTGGAGGACAGCGCTACGCCCGCGGGCGCGGGCGGGGACACCGCGCCGACCGGCCCGGGCCGGTTCCTGTACGTACACAACAGCGACGACGCGCAGCACACGGTCACGCTGGCGACCCCAGGCACCGTGTCCGGGCTGGCCATCGCGGACGTACCCGTCGTCGTGGCCGCAGGTGAGTCCGCACTCGTCCCTCTGGCCAACGTGTTCCGAGGGCCCAACGGGCGGGCGAGCATCACCTACGACGCCGTCACCGACGTCACGGTCGCCGCCCTGGAACTTCCCCGGTGACCGGCCAGGACGCCGAGCGGCCCCGCCCGCTGCCGACCGATCCGGCCGAGGCCCGGCACCACGCCGAGCAGCTCCTCACCCAGCAGCCCGCGGCCCTGGCCGCCACCGCGATCGGCTGGGCGCTGCTGGCGGTAGCTGGGGAACTCGCCGAGATCCGGCGGGAGATGCGCCGCCAGCGCGGACGCTGACCCGTGGCCCGCCGCCCCCGGCGCCGCCGGGCGAGCCCGGTCCGGATGAACATCACCGGCATCGACCGCCTGCGCGAGGACCTCGACCACCTCGCCGTCCAGGTACGGGCGGCGTGCTTCCGGGCTCTTCAGCAGTCCGCGGAGGCGATCGTCGCGGACACGCAGGACAAGGTCCGCAAGGCGTCCGGGAACCTCCACGACTCCGTCCGCGCCCGCTACCGCAACAACGAGCTGCGGGCCGAGGTCGGCTGGTGGGACCGCGACGACCTGTACGCGTCCTTCCACGAGTTCGGCACCCGCAAGTTCCCCGCGCAGCCCGCGCTCCTGCCCGCGGCCGAGGCCGAGCGCACCCGGCTGCCCGGCCGGATCCGCGACGAGGTCAGGAAGGTCCTGTGATGACGACCGCGCCATTCCCGATCCCGGCCGTCCAGGACGCCGTCTACACCCGGCTCACCGGTGACGACATCCTGATGAGCCTGATCAGCGGGGTGTACGACTACGTCCCCGAGACCGCCGACTTCCCCTACGTCGTGATCGGCGACGCCACGGAGATCCCCGACAACGCCCACGACACCTTCGGCCGGCAGACCACACTCACGCTCCACGTGTGGACCCGCAGCCGCACCCACGCCAAAGGGCTCGCCATCGCGGCCCGGCTGGTGGCGCTGCTGGACCACCAGCCGCTGACCATCCCCGGCCTGCACCACGTCAGCACGCTCTACGAGTTCGCTCAGCCGCTCGTCGACCCCGAGCCTCCGGGCGACATCCGGCATGTCGTCCTGCGGTTCCGGATCCGCACCGAACAGCCGGCCTGACCCGACCCCTACCCCACCCGCCCGGGGTTTGTGATGCCCAAGGGAGGCACCCATGGCCGGTATCGACGGCTACGGCGTCCAGCTCAAGCGCGGCGACGGCGCGGACCCCGAGGTCTTCACCGCCATCGCGAACATCACCAACCTGACGGGGCCGGGCCTGTCCCGGAACACCATCGACGTCACCGCCCACGACTCCCCGGACCGCTACATGG